GGTAGGTGCCCTGGCCGTGGGGCAGCGGGCGCGCCAGCTTAAACGCGTTCGCCGCGAACTGGACGAGGTAGGAGACGGACTCGGTTGGAAGTTTCCCAGGTCGTTTACCCAGCTTGCCCACTGGTCGCGCAGCCACTTCGTGTCGGTGAACAGCTCGATCGCGTTCTCGGGGGACCACGGCTCATCGATCGGCGTGCCATCGAGCAAGGCGAGGCTCCAGCCGGTCGTCAGCTTGCCCAGCTTCTCGGCCACACCATCATCCAGATCGCGCGCCGACATGCGCGGCACACGGCGGCGCAGGGCCTTGGTGGTCTGCTCGCGGTCGATCTCCTGGCCGCGCTTGCTCTGCGACGCAAAGCCTTCGATCCAGCACTCCTCGCCGTCGCGCCGCTTCAGTGGTTCTCCCGTGGTCGGGTTGAGAATGGTCATCTTCACCGGCGCTTCCGCCAGTGAGAGACCCGCAAACTTGCCTGCCATTACTGTCCCCTGCCGATGGGTCGGGGCGGCGCTCGGCAGAACGCCGCCCCTCCTTCACACGCGCGCGCGAAGCGCATCCCCTGCCGGGGATCTGGCGATCAGGCCTCCGTGTCCATGATCTGAATGGTGGTCACCGGCATGCCGGCCTGGGAGCCGACATACTTCAGCGCCTGCAGGTTGAACGACACGCTCTGCCCGCTCTCGCCCGTGATGTTCACGGCCGCGGAGCCGAGCTTCACGCGCGGCATCAGGATCGTCATGCCGGGCGCGCCCGGTAGGTTGGAGCCCGTCATGTACAGCAGCAGCGAGAGTTCGTTCTCGTTCACGAAGTCATCGATCAGGGTCGCGCTGTCGAGGAACGAGCTGATCGTGCCGGTGAGCGCGGCGCGCCCGAGGAATATCTCGGCCGGGAAGTTCTGTCCGACGACATCGGCCTCGGATGGCGAGAGGTTCATGGTCAAGTCAGCGGAGGTGATCACCGCCAGCTTCACGCCGTTGCGGAGCAGTGCGCCCTGCACCGAGGTCAGGACCGGCGTCACCGTCGGCGCTGCTGGCGCGGTGAAGTAGGGGCCCGAGGCCGGCTCGTATTGCGACCTGCCCAGCACCGTGAATTCGATCGTGCTCATGCCGGTCGCCGGGAGCGCGATCCGGTAGCTGCCCATGCGGCATTCGGTATAGAGCCGCGCGAGGTTGAGGTCCGAGTGGTAGACCTCGAAGCCGAACTTGCGGCGCACGAAGCCGGTCGATGGGACGATCGTGCTCTTGCCGGTCTGGACCACGGTGAAGGTCACGTCCGGCGTTGAGATGTCGGCGAGCGGCGCCGGCGTCACGGTCAGCGTGCGATTGCTGGTGCCACCAAACGACAGAATGACGAAGTTAGCCCCGTCGTTCGCCGTGGCCGTGCCGCCGAGGCGGATGATGCCGCCGACCTTGAGGCCGAGTGCGACCGGGTCTCCACCGGCGAAGGTGATGGTACTGGCTGCCTTGCTGGCGACCACCGAAGTCAGACCGGTGTTGTCGAGCGAGACTGCGGCCGCGCGCGTGTCGCGGTGCACCGCTTCGAACAGGTCCATGTAGGTCGAGGGAGACAGCTCGCCGGCGACATTGCCTTCGGCGTGGGCGATGCCGTGGCGAAAGTCGGTGATCTGGAAATCGGTCCTGACTTCCGCGGACTGGTAGGTGGCCTTGGCGAGCGCGAGCGTGCTCGAGACGCGCCGAAGGGTCTGCCCGCCACTGGCGCCTGGTGCTGTGGTCGGGTCGTCCAGCGTGTTCGCGACCATGACGCCAGAGGCATATGCCTTGTAGGCGATCCGAGTGCTCACGCCCTCCGAGAGTGGCATGGCTGGGCTCCTATGTTCCTGAACGCCTTGCCCAAGGGCGAAACGGGCAACCGTGGATCAGCCGAGGAAGCGGTACTCGAACACCGTCAGAGCGCCGCGAACGAACCAGACGCCTTGGTCATCTGGCCCCCAGTCGAAGCCACTGCCTTCGCCGATGAACGACAGGTCATTGCCGGTCTCAGTGTCGACCGACCGGTAAGATCGGAAGACGGCGGTCGCGTCGTCCATCAGATCAAGCGCCTCGTCCTCGTCGCCGATCAGGATCGAGGTGAACAGGCGCAGCATCACGCTGCCATACTGCACGCGCTGGTTCTTGCCGGCGCCGCCACCGAACGCGATCACCGACTCCCGCCCGAAGTCGATCTCATTGCGAAGGAAGTGCGACGTGCCGTTGCCCTTGCGCCCGCCAAAGGCGGGATCCAGTGCCTTGATCACGTCGTTCGATCGCCAGGAGACTTCGATCTGCTGGTTCGGCCAGACGTTGTTCCAGCGCTCCACGATGGCATCGCGGATCTGCCGGTAGACCCCGCGCGCGGGCCGGTCCCACAGCGTCGCGCCATCATCCCAGACGGTGGCTCCCTCGTCCCAGGTCGGCTGCCGCACGTCCCAGGCGGACGTACCGTGATCCCAGGTGGCGTTCCCCTTGTCCCAGGTGCTCGTCATGGGTCACTCCAACGGGCGGATCAGGATCGCGGGGTAGCGGACCGTCGTTTCAAGCTGGCCCCGCCTGGTGCGCGGCGTGCTGGAGACGCGCCACTTGCCGCCCTCGAAGTGCCTGGCGTGCATGCCCGCCTTGCTGAGCTGCCACGGGTTCTCCAGATCGACATACTCGTAGGAGATCAGGGCAAGGTCCGCGAACATCCGTTTGGCGACGATCGCAGTCTCTTCAACGATGTGCGGCGCAACTACTTTGACCCACGGACGGCCCTCGCTGTCCTTGCCGACCTCCAGGCGCCGCGCATAAGGCACGGAAGCGACGAAGCGGACCTCCTGCGTGTTGGCCGTGATCGCGCTCAACTCTCCTGGTTGTCGGTCGATGTAGATCAGCAGGCCTTCGATGTATTTCCCCTCGCGACGCGGCGCCCGCTGCGAGAGCGCCAGATAGGTCTTGAAGCAGACCTCCGGCATGTAGTTCCACAGGATGACGATCTGGCTGTTCGGCTTGATCGAGGTGAGCGGCGCACCTTCCACACCATCGATCACCAGGGTCGGGATCGGCGGGATGCCGCCGGCACGCGCGCTCTCCTTCGCCGAGACCTCGCGCAGCTCAGTGATGGTCTGCTGCTGAAGCGCCTCGACGACGGCATCCTCGGCCAAGCCGCGCGCGTTGATGGTGATGTCGTTGGCCAGCGCATCGAGCTGATCCTGGCTGAACAGGAACGGCACCTGCGCACCGGGCACCGGGCGCCCGGCCTTCTGCCACGACAGCACCTCGCGGGCGGAGTAGGAGCGCGCCATTAGGTGCCGCGCAGGGCCATGTCGTGCCTGGTGGTGATCCCATCGACGTCGGAGGTGTCGCAGCCGAGAACCGTCGTCGTGTTGCCGCTCTCGGGATCATCGCCCTCGACAATGACCACATCGCCACGCCGCGGGGGGCCAGGCCACTTCTCGCGAAGGATCTCCCGGTTGCTGATGATGCAGACCCGATCGCCCTGCGCTACGCCGCCCGCAGCCTCGATCTGTAGGCGAAGCTCCGGCGTCCACTTGGTGACACGGGCAGCGCACCGGACCTCGATGTACAGGCCGCGACCGGTTTGCCGGCGCAGCCGGACGTAGCGCCCGCCAAATTCCAGCGTATTCGCCAGCGCATGTATGTCCATGTCCGACTGTCAGAAGCTCTGCATTCCCGCACCGACGTGGACGTTGCCGCTGTTGGCGGTGTCACCCGCGACCGTGTCGTTGCCAGTACCGCCTGTAACGGTGTCAGGCGCCGGCTCTGTGCGGTCGAGCAGATCGCTGATCGGCTGCATCGACTCAGGCGTCGCGCCGGCCGCAATCGCTTCATCCGTTGCGGCTTTCAGGGCATCGATCTCGTCCTGCGGCATCGTTATGGCAGGCGGCTGCGGCGCCGGTTCGGGAACCAGCGGCCCTGCAGCGACCCGGTTGATGAAGTCGTTGATGGGCTGCATCGCTGCGGGCGGCGCGCCGATCGCGATGGCGTCCTGCACCGCCGATTTCAGGGCCTCGATGTCGTCAAGCTGCATGTTCGGTTCTCCCTTCAACGCAAGGCCAGTGGGCCGACGATACGCACGGTAGGTAGGCCGAACAGCAGCGCCACGAGCATGTACAGGGCGATCAGCGCGACCACTGCGATGTAGAGCTTCTCCACCTGTGGAGGCGGTCCCCAACCAAGCGCGCCGAGCACCCATTTAACGAGG